GCATTTGGGCAAAGTTTAGTAGGTAGTAATAATGTACCAAATACAGCTTGGTAAAATAATATGGCAATAATAAAAGTAACACACAATATAGAAAATTCTCAAATAGCTTTAGATGCAGCAGAGATACCAAATATATCTGCAGATAAAATAACTTCAGGTACAATGGATGCAGCTAGAATTGGAAGTGGTCAATTTGCTGATGCAAGAATTTCACAATCAAGTGTTGTAGCACATTCACCAGAAACAGATTTACAACCAGTTAAATCAGATATATCTGCTTTAGCTTTAAGAGAAGC